AACTAGAAGTTAACATTTTCAGTTCGGTAGGTTTTCCCCCCTACCAAGCGACTAGACAATCCAGCAAGCTAGTCAAGTTCAGAAAATAAATGTTAAAACTGAACTTCAGTATCAATCACCATATTTTGTAAGATCAATTTCGTTCTTCCTATTGTAATGAGGTTTTCCATATAGTGTTTTTCGGACTACAGGCGTTGAGTTGCTATTTTTATTACGAATGTGCTTAATGGCATGATCAATTATACTTCCTTGCACACTTGCAGTCAAATCTTCCCATGCATCTAGCTCCGGGTCTTCATTGTGATCAAAGGAGTCTTGTTGATCACGTTGAAGTTTTCCGACTTCTTTTCCTCGATAATAACAAAATGAGGTTCTTTTCCACTGTTGTTGGGATTCGATATCCATGAGATATACGCATCCTGACCACCAGGAAAACCATTCAAATCGTCACCATTGTAATTAACAATGTTGGGATCTTTTGGATTAGAAGTATACTGTCCATCAGCGGTTATCCACATGTCTAAACCATCATGTTTAACGAATGAGTAATGTCCATTATCAGATAATGGAGGCATTCGAAAATTAGGGTTTATGACAGGGGGAAGACCGTTCTTGGCCTCACTCACAGAAGCGCGAGTGAAATGTCTATCAGATCCGAGAACCTGATTTACATGAAGTTGATCATTCAACCTCTGGGCCATCTGGGCAGCCAACTCTGTTGTGGTAGATGCACCACCCATGAAAACATCAGCAAAACCAGAAACATCTGATTTGTTGATACCCTCATGGTTGAGCATACTTACGTATGCTGAGTTGGAAAATGATGTGGGCATTGGATCTAAATGGGCATAGATTTTCTGTTGACACATCGGTGAAAATGGGGACTTTGCTGATGCTATTAGGCCTCTATAAGTAGGTGCAACGACACATTCATAGTTTACTATCATGTCGAATTCACAATATGACCCAGCGGTACCACCTTGTACAGATATTAAAATATATGTAGTAGCAGTACCAGCCATAAGGGCATATTGATCGTCAACTATATCCAAAGGTCTCCACAAAACAGTGGCTCCCTCGGAATATTTAGATGTGGTTGTCCACATTGTGTTCTGAAAACTAGCAATAGTTGGCAGACCTAGGGCACGAGGCCAAAGACCTGAAACTACAATACCAGCATCAGATGATGATGAAACTATGGGTATCATTTTTACACCAGCACTGACAGTTCTTATATAAGAATATAATGAACCTGCTGCAGAATAGTTCGGTGCAGCAGTTGCAGGAGCTTGGAAAGACGTTTGAGGTGTAGCAGTGGTAGTATAATAGGCATAAGCAGGAGTTTGAGGTCCAAAAGTGAACAATGCATCGCCATTAGAATCAAGAACTAACTTGAATCGTGAAATACATTGCCAGGTGGAACTTGGTTGGGTAATAGAATCGGGTACCTTTGCACCGGTAACCGCCCAAGGATTGAGTAGAGAAGTGAAATAGCGTTGACAATAAGCATCAAGACCATTAACGAAATTTCTGCTTCGCAAAGATTTGTGCACATTTTTCTTAGATGCTTTCTTCTTTACAATTTTCTCCTGTATGACAATTTTCTCAACTTTAGATTTTGTCTTATGTTTTGGCATATTTGCTTTACCCTATAACTCCGAATGGATATAGGCGCTGGGATTTTTAGGCAAATTTGTTTTAATAGATCGTGGTGAGTAAAGTTATAAATTAATATATCGATACTGGCTGCGACTATTCACAGCTAGTCACACTGAGTGCCATCCACACTAGGGCCAATCTAACCTTTGACCTAGGGGTTTGTCTATGCGGTTTTCCTTCCACAGCACATTACTCACATAAGTTCTAAAACATCTACGTTTAGAACTTTGTCAATCACGGGGTGATCGACATCGAAGGGTAGGTGAGTGATTGAATCCATTAAAGATTTAAATGACTCGAACATTTCTTTGGTGATCTCATACCTATAGTACAACCACTCGAAATATGAGTCATCAACCAAATAATTTCTACTGGCCTTGAACCGTTTCCACTCGTGTTTTATTTTGTTGTCATCATTAGTCAGTCTCAAAATAGTATCTATATACACCTTAAAGAGTAGATGATGGCTCACGGTCTGGGCTAAGCCCAGAACATTACCCCTCATCCACCTATTGGGATTCTGATTACTGTAATCCCAACCTCCCTTGGCAAAAACACATCCAAATAGGGGGGTGGGCAGCATAATGGTGTTTTTCCCATCAAAAGCAGGGACAACAACCATTTTGCAAAACAACACATCTCTCAAATCAGTTCGAAAGACAGGTTTGGAAATTAGTCCAAAATCCAGAGCACGACTCTTAAAGTATTCAACTAAAGAGGCATGTTTATCTAAATAACATTGATATCTACGTGTTGACATAGTCATGACCATGTCATCTCCGCAAACAATCAATCTAATGTCATTTAGGTTGTCATTTGGGAAATCAAGATGAATTAAATAGTAATGAAAAATTATATTAATCAAACTATTTCCACATGAAGTGTTAGGTTCACCACTGCGTCTTTGAAATTTGAGCTTATATTTCGTTCCAAATTTTGTGGTCCCATGGCCATCAAACCTCTCCATCATCAATTCAACCACTGCCATAGGCAGTTGAAAATGCCTGTATATTTGCATCTCCAATTTCAAGAATTCACGATGGATGGTGTGGTCAAAACATTTGAAATCATCCTCAAACCAGACGACATCATGTTGATCAAGAAACTTCCCGATCTCATCTGTCGTACATCCACTAGCGTAGAAAAACTGGTTCTCAAAATTACAAATGCTTGAAAAGAACTTTGAAAATTTGTATATATGTGGCCCAACAATTGCGTTGTAAGCGTCAGTACAGCCTTGAATAGCCCGAGGGACATAAGGTTTGTACTCACCCATGCAAGATTTAAGAATTTTCTCAACCTTAATAAATAAGGAGTTCTTTATAATCTCACGTCTCTGGGGGAATGTGAGGTTAAATTTGTCAAAATTGTTTTTGGCAATTTTATGTTTTATCTGTCTGTTTTGATCAAATCGGTTGTTCCAGCCATCAAAATCGGTAGTTGATAAATCAATCCGATTACCTCTAAAAAGTTTTGAGCAAAAGTCCTCCGCAACAAATAAGGTAGATACTTCTTTGATATTCAAAGATGTTTCTTCCTCATCATAGGGCAGACCATCATAATGGTTTTTGAACAACCTATTTTGCAAACAGTCATCCTCATTTTGTTTACTACTATTAGCAACCAAAGGTATACACTTAGTAGAAACCAACCCAACCGGTTTCACCCTCAATAAAGGAGGTTCATCCCCGTTGGTATACATTCTTTTACAACCCAAAAGTTCGCCATTTGAAATGTAAGTTTGATTAAACAAAGAATTTTCATCTTCATCTTTAATGGAATTAGAATAGTAAATCAATGCCGCTCCTAAAGCTAAACAACAACCTCCAAACACAAAAGGCTTCCATGTGGTTGGTGTTATGCTAGTTGTTTTTAACTGATTGGAAAACAAAGATACCAGATTTCTAGACACCCGCTGTAGCTGATAAGCTAACCATTCGAGGTGTGCTGATACTTCGTTCAAAACCCAATAAAATCCGAACTTGAGATTGTTTAAACAATTATTAGAAACGACAGCTTCATTCGAGACTAGATGAAATCTAACCTCCCGTGCTGCAACGGTTTTGTGTGGCTTAAATAAAATGTAAGCTACACATGTCGTCCCAAGTATTGTTTTCCAATTATTCACAACAAACTTCCTAACCTTAATAATATTCTTCTTTATGGTATCAGTGAATGACACCACAAATGTGTGCTTTGTGTTGTATTCTTCTATAGCATCCATTTTAGATGTAATGTTAGTAAACATCGCATCTGTTTCATCCTGTAGATTTTCACTAAAGGCGAGAGGAACAGCCCAAGTTAGAAAAACCATCTTAGCCTGCTCAGGAATATTATAAGTATCAATAGTTTTGTTAGCAAAGTTCATGAGGACATCAAAAGTGGCCTCTGTTCTGATTTTATGAACCATCCTCTTCTTCATCCTAGCTATAAGCTGTTTGGGGAAGAAGACGTTCTTGTAGGAGGGAATAATCAAAGAAATCCATGTGCGGTATGACTCTACCCTAACCACTTCGCCATAAGCTGCGTTTATTTTGTCCAAACCAGGGATAGAAGTCATATCAATTTGCCCTAGGGATTCAGAATTAATCGCTTGATTAAATGTAATCATGGGGTTGGGTACAGCATCAAAGATCCTATTTGCTATTCTAAATTCAAGTATGACAACATTGGCGGTTGTATACTTGTAAGTCCACACTAGATCTTGCCAAGATCCATTACTTAAATGAAGCCAATCAAGACTGTTTTCGTTGAAAACGGTGTGCTCGTTCATCAATTCAACAGTAACTCGCCCATTTCCATCTTTTTCATAACATATATCAGTCTTTCCATCATAATTATAATATGAACCATAAGGTTCAAAATGCGGGTGGTTTAATGACCATCCTACTCTTTTCTTAGAAGAGCTAACTATGTCTCTAACCTGGGAAGGTTCGAGCTTATAGATGGAGTGAATGAAAATCGCACAATCATTCTGATTGATATGGTCACAGTTATCAACCTCACATAAACAGTAAGGGACATTGAGTGACATGTTAGAAATTTTGGAAACGGTATGTAAGTCCTTGGGTTTTAATGTACTGACCAAGGTGTGGACGTTCTTCCTTTTATACGCGGAATGTCTCAAAACTCCTCCGTAGATGTCTATGATCTTAGAGCAATTAGCCCGGCTAGCAAAATCTAGCACAGTCTTCTCACCTAAGCGTCTGCATAACGCGGAGGTAGCATGTCCGTGGTTACCTTTACAATATTTGACTACATAGTTGGGATAGCTCTCTGCTATGTAATTCTTTGCTTGGGGTCCTAAGTTTCCTGTAAAGTAAAGGTCGGAAGCCGAGGATACTACCTTATCCTCTAAACGTTTGGGTAAGGGTTGCGCCTGCCCTTTGGGTGTTATCGACCCTGAAGATTTCTCTTCATTTAAAAATGTTCGTTGTTCAACTTTTTGAGATGATTTTATGTCATTCATCGACTTGCGTCGGCGACGACCACTCTGCCCCAAAGGAACTCGATTGATGGACACCTTCTCGTCTTCGACGAGTGGTCTGTCACTGTCAACCTTATCCTCCCGGTAAGGCTTTGCAGAGGGTCTCAAACCGTTGAAGTTTTGAGAGTTTTTGAGCATTTTTGCCACGTGGGACTTTAGGAACACAGCTGATATTTT